GGGCCCAAGTATTGAAACTTGTAGCGAATTTGCGGAGGGATCGTTGAACCTCTTTGGGATAGCTTCCCAGCCCCCTTTCACGAAGTCTTGGGGACGGCCCTGGTTTTCCAGGTGTGCAAGCCGGACCGGGTTTACGCCTTGGTCTGGGCGGGCTTTTGTAGCGGCCAAGCTTTGGAGTCGCTAACTCCATGGCAGACAACTTTCGTGGTCTCGCCGAACGGTCATCGTCACTTAACCCTCTTGAACCCGGTGGAGTACTGGGAGGAAGTGTCGGAAATTGCGGCGTAAGGCCTGTCGCCGATGAAGGAGAACATGAAGTCCTGGAACCACTTCTGGGCTTCAGAAGTAGGATCCGTGCATTCGAAATCTAGGGACGGGGTCAAAATCATGTTCGGGTGGTTCGGGCTGGCTTGCAGTCTCTCCCAGGTCCTTCGTCTGTCCCCCTGGACCGTGAACGTCTCCGGGGCATCCCAATGTGGCGGTGGATAGTTGTAATCCTTCTGGTGCGACTGGTACCAAGCGAGGAACCGATCTCTGGATTCATACGTGGCTTGCAGTATCGACTGCAGCTCTGGATCCAAGCTGTAGTATCCCAATGGCATCTGGTTGTAAAGGTTTACATAGTAGACGGAAGGAATAATGATCTAGGAGGAAGGTTCTTCCTCCAACAAAACGGAGCCGAGGGTGGTGGCAATGGAGGCCCACTTTTTCCAGTCTACGTCTTTGATGTAGTCCCAGGTCTTTCCCACCCAGCCTTTCTCCGGTACTTTTGCGACTCGTTTGTTCTTCAAGTAGCGGGCGGCGGCGGATGCGTGGTGGACTTCATACTCCGCGTGTACCACTTTCGGTTTCTCGGCGAGTGCCATACCCGCTGGCGTAGCCTTTGGCCAGACGATAAAATTAGCACGAGAGGTAGCAGATAAGGAGAACGGAGTGTAAGTTGCAGTAAGAGTGGAGGAAGTGGTGGCTATCGGGATGGAAGCTCTGGGTATTATCACAAATGTGATGCATTCTCCCAGGATACTGCCCCAATCTACCTGCGATCCGTTTCTATGGATCTCCACGAGCACGTTTGGATTGCGGATGAACTCGTTCACCACTAACTTGCCGTTGTCCATGGAGTGCATCTCCCCATTGCGGATTAATTCATCTAGGGAAATCGAAGCCAGGGACCCGTCGTCCTTGATCAAGGTACCGATCGGTATCGTAGTTTGGAAATAGAACCCGCCGATGTTGGCGGCGGCGGCTACCACTTTTACCTCGTATTCTATAGAGAACGCGTTGCCGTGAACTCCAATGTCGCTCAGGTCGCTACCCCAGACCGACGTCATTGGGAGCTCTGAGTAGACTGGCTGGTTCATGGGGAAGAACGAATAGAGGGAGTAGAACAAAACGGGGGCATTGAGGCCCACCGGGGCGCCGGGGTTCGTAATTGAAATTCCGGAAGCGAACGTGTTGGCGCCGTTTGAGCCAAAGCAGGTCGCCGCCGGACACAGGGCTATGACCGTGTGCTCGGAAGAGCCTAGCGGTGTGAGGGAAGTGGCTATGGTGCCCGCCTGAGTTGCGCTGGTTGTGTACGCCTGATTGGTGTACATCGTGGCTGTCAAGGCTAGCGGAATGATCCCCGCTATCTCTGTCGCATTCGAGAAGGGAGGAACCACTCTCTTGCGGCCCGGATGTAGACAAGCTTCGACGTACTCCCGATCTTGCTTGGCCATATCTAACATGGCTCCAGAGGTCTGGGTGGCCTGGAGGCGCGCGGCTGGCGGACGTTGGGCGGCTGCCTTGAAGTTCGCTGCGGGAATGCGGGAGATTGCTGTCGCGATGGCGGAGGTAATCCGGTCCTTGCGCTCTACGAGGGCCTTGTTGGGACCGGCTCGAGCTTATCCTCCCCATCTCGGGTCTCTAGGAGCAGTGGCGGAGCGTTTGAGCTTGAGTCTCTACGATTTGATGTGTTCGTCCAAGGTTAACTCTTGCTTGGCTTTCTGAGCGACCGCTTTCCCCACCTTTTCCTGGAATCTACGTTTCACGTTGGTTGAATTCTGCACTGGTGGCTGGCGCGGCCGATTGTTCTAGTGGCTGGCTGCTCTGCGGTTTTGATTGTTTCTGTGGCGCGGGTTGTTGTCTGTCTTTCCCATTACTTATTTGGGCGGCGGACCGACGTCCGCCCCGCACGTCGTGCGCGTAAGATCCGGCGTTCATCGTATCCACGAAGAGGAAGTCCTAATCGGAGAGGCACTATATGCAGAGGCTAGTGTACATCGCCCATGATATGCCTAACTTCTCGCAGATGTGCCTGTCGACGTCTACGTCGTCCTTGGTGGCTACATACCCGAGTGAATATTTGCCGAGATTGCGCATACGGTCCAAGTACTTGTCGGCGGTGCGTTTTCCCCTATCCATTCTCATGCGAGCGTACATCTTGAACAGGGTGCCACCCAACTCATGAAAAATGGAATACCCGACGTAAAAGGTGTGTTCCTCGGCCGGCATATATCCGATCTCAGCGCTATAGGTATGGTAAGAGGACAGGGAGAGCGCTTTAAGGGGGTGTCTGCATATGCGAAGGTGTTCGCCTGGAATAGGATAGGATATCTTCGAACAGAAATTGATGTCGTCCGGGGCGCGGATGTACACGGCTTCGACGCACTGGCCGTTGCCGTGGTGCTTCTTGTCTTTGTTGGAGGAGAAATGCTACAAGTAATGTGTCTTGATCCTCTCGCACACAGATCTCCTTGCGAACATTAAGAAGTCGTCGCCTGCGACGTGGATGTAGCAGTCATATTTGGCACCCTCGCGCTCATCACTGTACAACCAATTGGTGGTGTACCCGAGGTCTTCGAGCAACAGTTTCCAGTACAAGGCCACTCTCAAGGTATTGCCAAGAGTAGTCTTGGTGCACGATCCACTTAGCACGGTACCCCGGGCCATTATGTCGGCCATCCTGCCGTCTTTTTTCCAGACCACTTTGAGCTTGCTGCGATTTTGCGAATAGATGCGGTAGCATTCGTTGATAACGAGATCGGCGTCGCACTATGTCTTGCGGAGCAGGTATCGGAAATACGGTGTCTCTCGGAGAATCGCGAAGAAAGTGCAGTCCACGGCCTCTATGAGCTTGTAGTGCTAATGCCCGTCGTGATTAGAGCCGTCTGCATCGAAGGAACGGAGCGGGTCCTGGGCGGAGTAATAGACGTGATCCCAAGACGTCGCGAGTTTGCGAGCTAGCGAGGAATTATCCAACCCGTGCACGAAAGGGGAGAGGCAAGCTTTGACGTCTCGAATGATCTATCTGGCCAAAAGGGTTGGGCAACCGTTGCCGATCTTGCCCTCAGGAACGCAGACCAATCTGGCGCGAGAGTCCATCTGCATAGCAGCGCCCTGGTACATAAGCGTGGCCTGATCGAATGGAAGCAAGTACTTCTCCCCCGTTTTCACCATAACTTTGTAATACAATTCGGATGGGGGGTACGGATCTGTGCGATTCAACATATCCACGGTGTTTTGGAAGTATTTCTGTTTCTTATTGCGAGGGAAGTCTAGCTCTGACAGCTCACGTTTGAAATCGAAGAACGATTGATTGACCCTGACATTGTGATTCATATGGTCGATTAGCTACGTGAACAATTTCTAGGAAGCCTTGCGGATTTTGTCGACGTACCAAGCGGCAGGCTACAGGCCTGTCTTGAACTACCGCTCGAAAACCGCGAACAGCTGACCGACGACGCCGTTGTCATGCTCGATAGTCTTGTGTTCTCCATGTGCGTCATGCACAGTGGGGCCGGTCTTGGTGCACTAGCGGGCGACGCGATAGGTGGTGGGCCCGTCGGTTATCAGGCAACGGCTATGTGAAAAGAAATCGAAATCCCTGGTGCGCACATCCGTGACTGAATGGTTCAATTCTATGGACCTAGGATCGAGGCGTTTATCGATCTTCAGGACCCCCGTGCCGTCATTAGCAGCCAAGAAGCCGGCGCAAGCAATTAATCCCCCGGATATAATATTACGGACTACGCCGGGAGAACGAGCACCGGTCTGAACGGGCTTCGCAGTGAGCCATGCGATTGTGAGGGGAGCGGCCGCCGCTATGTAAAGAGCGGGTAGAACCATGGTCCATAGGATAGCGTGAATAGTCCAGAATTCGCCGCCCATATGAATGAGGAGCCAGGGCACGGACACTTTCACTAAAATCACGAGGAGGCCGTCATTATTCCACGGGTTGTGGACGAAGAGTACGTAGTACATGAGCATGTAGACGAGCACTGAGAGATGGGCGTACCTCCCCGCGAAATCCCACCCGGGGATGATGGTCGTGACATAGGGAGTTTTGATAGAATGAGTCCGGGAGGTGAATATGTGACGAGCTATATTGGCGTTTCGGGCTATTGAAGCATACACACGTTGGGCCGAAGTGTTCAGAACTGCTTCGCCGGGTTCGGGTGCTCGATAGAAACGAGGGTCTCCATGGCAAGGTAGCGTGTAGAAGTAGTCTGGACACAACATGACGGCGTTATAGGTACTAACTGCGTCGGCTTCTGTGGTAGCGCTGTGTTTTACTAGGTACTTCACGGCTTCGGCTCGGGTTACGCTCCGGATGTGATTCGTGGCTGCTCTTATCGCGAGGGTCAGACGGAGGCGGTACTGAATAGAAACGATGAAAGGATGAGGAAAGCCACCAAGATGGTAGAAATCATTCGGAACCACTACCAAGCCATGCCCATGTAGTGATTTATCACGGGGAAGGTCACGCGGAGGACATGGAAGAGGGCGTCTAACCACAGTAATTGATTGAGCGTTGGGTTGAACGAGCCGCATGGCGATGCCCTCCAAGGGTCGTACAGAGAGGCGTACACGGTGGACAAAGCCCTGTGTATCGCGGACTTAAGGTGCTCGTTGCCAGGAAACGGTGTGTTGACTAGATTCCTTCCCCAATCCTTCAGTTCCCTCTCGACATTCGGAATGCCGTACAGAGGCAGTAATATATCGGTGGCTTGCACCAGCATGCGCACGATAAAAGGCTTGGGCGTGACGGTCGTTAGGGGAAAATTGGTCTGACGCACTCCGTTGGATTCTTGGAGATAGAACAGCGCGGCGGTTTCGTAGGCCGACACCTAGGCATACTTTTCTCTAAGGAGGCCGACGTTGGTTCCGGTCTAAAGCGCCACCGTGTAGAGCCTTTCTTCTTCTTTACCGGGGGCTACGCGTTGATTCATGAGATGAATGGCATGTAGCGGCAGGGTTGGCAATCCATAGCACTACGGGACGATGACCCTGGTGGTGAAAGCTATCATTGAAAAGAACGTAGCGAGAGGCATCTCATTGGGCGTATCCATAGCATCATCGTCGAGAAGTGGAATCTGCAGAAAAGCGTCGATCTAGCTGGTCTCGTTGGCGTCAGGGAAGCCATCGAGTTGGGAATTTGTGTGACGGTAGGTGTGCGTGTCTTTGGGGGTGTATTCGATCATTTGCTGGCCGGAATCCAGGTCGTCGTACACCCGTATAGTTGCGTCCCTCTGTAGTATTGTGCCTTGACATGGAACTGGGGCGTACCGCATTCCGGATATGTACTGGGTGACTGGAAGATTGCCCGTGTCGTGGGGAACGAGGCCGTCGCTCATATACCAGAAGGACGAATTGTTCAAGATCGCCACGGCCTAGCATCCGGCCTGGGCGTACGCTGCGCAATGCGGGTATTCATGGATTTTATAGGACGCATGACGGGCATCGGCCCATGCGGTTTGGTAGTAATGCCTATCGTATGCACCGCACTCGTTGTCTATCGGTCTTAAATACACCAGCGGATACGCAGATAAGGATTGTAGATACAGCCAGAGGTCTGGGTAAGCTGCGACTTTGGGGCTGATGACGATCACCAACGTGTTAGGATTGTTGCGGATCTACATCGCTAGCTTGATGGCGCAAGACGCGGCGCAATAGTCGTCCATATAACGGGCCTTGGCGTGGCTCGAGCCGTACATAGAGTACGTGTTCTCACCTATTTCCTGGTGGTTCGAAGGGACCATGTTGTGCCGCGCTAGGACGGCGGCCACGTCAGTCGTGTATGGCCCTAGATAGTTGCACTTTATGCGAGGTGGGTTGGAGGAAAAATCGACCGTGATGCCTTTGGATTCGGATACTTGCGTATATGACAACGGCTTAGCGCCTTTTTCCCAAATCTTCAAAAGCTGGAACGCACCCGCTTCTTCGTCGGCGTCCGGAAAGGCGTTGAGCATTTTGAGATGAAGGTCCTAAATGTGGCCTAGAACGGTGCGCGAGGCGGATAGGACTTCGGGGTGGGGCTAGAAGCTGGCTGGATCCAAAATTGACTGCAACGTCGCGTCCCACGATACCCAAGGACGTGCAACTAGGGATTTCGCTTTACGTACACAGTCCTCTAATGTCTTGAGTGGCAACTCAGATGTCTGGAGTCCCAGGGGCCTGAATTTCTGTAGATCGTGGTACGTATTACTCATCATCACGTAGAGCGCAACGTAATGGTTTAACGAAGACTCGTCAGAATAGTTATCGCGTACCCAACGTAGGACTTTACCGATGCTGTTTTTATGATGAGGATTGACATAAGCCATGAAACGGAGTAGGCCGAGAGTTCCGAGGCTGAGATTAGCTGTCTTCAAGTTGAGGACAGTGTATGGGAGGCGCTCGCCTTTTGAGCTCAGTCGGATTGCATGGTGAAGTCCCTCGCCGATGCTTTCTGCGTCTTTAGGAATATTGTTAGTGTAGGACTTTGCTTTGTGGTCCTGGGTAGAGCGGAGGGCCTTGGCAACTTTCTAGTGCACTTCACGCTCGTCTGCCGGACAAATCGGATCATTTCTTGAATCGTCTCTACGCACGACTGGAATGTCGGTGGCGTCAGTCCGATGGTGCTCATTCGGGGACCCAACTGGCTAAGGACGTATGGCCGGGTCTACCTCATGGGACAGACCGTACGCGGAGGGGTCGAAAGCTTGAGCGCCGCGATGATCAGACTTAGGATCGGCCTTCTTTGGACGCTTCTGATTGCCCTTTGGTTTCTTAACACGTCTAGATTCGCTTTTCTTGGTGGAGTTGCCGCGCATGCCTATGAAACGCGAGTACGTACCACGTTCGAACTCGGAATCCATGCATGGCTCATGGAGTGGCGGGACTAATTGTCCGACCTCTACGTCTGTTATGCGGTAGACTAGGGAGACATGCGCGACTTCAGACCCAGGGGAATAGGAAGGCACGGTGGTGGCGGAGAAATTTCCCCAGACGAGGGTGCGAGGATTCCGGGAGATATTGGTTGTCAGAGGATGTCCAGTACACAGTTCTTCGCACATCAGGAGGTCGTACATGGACTGCGTGCCTTTCTTCGAATTGACCGGAACGTCCCTATAGTATTCCTCGCTGAAACGCTACTCGGCCATGCACTTCATGATCCAGGTGGCGTATGCAGCGCAGCCTCCATTGTAGCAAGGATCAAATACGATGAGCGTGCGGTTGGAGACGGAATAATAGCAAGGCCCCAGTAGCAAGCAGTTATGTAACTCGCCTTGCTGCAGCTTCTTAACAAGCTCATATTTAGGCAAATATGCGTGGAGGAAGTCTGATGGAGTGGTGATTGGATCGGAATCAATAGCAATGTGATCCGGGGTGAAGTCAGGCAAGTTGAGTCCGTAGTGGTCAATTTTGGCTTGTAGACTGGCAAATCCGCCGGTGGGAACGAGCACGTCGTCGGATGAAATCTCGGGTTTCGTAGAGTCAGTAGTAGGAGCGGTTTCGACCTTAGCGTCGGCAGGAGTAGGGTCCGAGGGGGTGGCCGATACGAGAGGCGAGATATCCGCGCCGGACTGAGTATGGCACCCCGGGCGCGTGTCTTCGGTATCAATAGCCTTGGTCACCGGGATCTCGCCGGTCTAATCGAAGTGGTCTTGCTTGGCCTTTCTCTGAGCTTCGATCTAAGCGTCGAATTCATCTAGGCCGCCGCCGTGCGCCGGTTGTGTTTGCACACCA